GACCGGCATCGAGATGCCGGACCAATTCAAAAGCAACTCATGGAAAAATTATTCAATGAGGGTTCGACAACTGGTGAAAAGATTATCATTATGGATAAAATAATGATGCGCCAATATGAAAGAGAAATAAAAGCAAATAAGGAGAAGTCAAAATGAAAAAACTACACTTCAGTTTTAATAATGATAAAACATTATGCGGAATAAAAGTCAACGACAACTCAACTACTAATGCCGATGAAGTAAACTGTATACCATGTAAAAATAAACTTTGGAACTTACACAAGCCTAAAACTTCATCCCTGCCGAAATGGGTTAAGATCGGGGCGAAATGTTTTCACAAAGATTATTTATCAACTATATCAAATTTAGATGATAATGAAATATGTGTGATACATAAAGGGATGCAGGGATGGACTCGGGTTGATATTGATGAGATAATAGAGGCGGTGAAAGTTCCGCTGAATCAGGATAATATCATTGCGGAAACCGGTGGATGGGTATTGTATGAGAGAGAATATTGTTTAATTATTACGTTAAGTGAAAATTGTTTGACGATACATGCCGGTGGTTGTTCAAGCAAAATTGGTTATAAATCGGCAGATAATTTTATTAGCAAGCTCGACGGCTCAGAGCTTTGTACGTGGGAGCATAGAAAAATGAAAAAAACAATCCCAAAAGATCCGGGGCATATTTATTTGTGTGCAGATGAAATTAAAACTTATCAATATGCAAAGCCGTGCAGACGGCGGGGATAAAATTATTAGATCCTTTGTGTCGGAATGTCGCGAGAAAAATAATGGAAGAAATAGGAATAAAGGCGGATAAAAGTTGTTTTCCTATATCACTACAAGCCCCAGCGTCATTAAAAAAACTAGATATTATTTTTAAATCTAACGACCAATCATTTTCGGCCAACCGAAAGAGTTTTTCCTGTTTTTTAAAAGAAATAGAAAAAACATTACCAATAATCTTGATTTAAAAAACTAATCTGCCGTCTTTCATAAAATTTCTCCAAAGATTTTTTGACCTTGCTAATTCCATATATGTAATATCCTAACCTTGTGTCCTTGTTTCCCTCTTGAAATAGACATTGCCGTTATGTATAATACTAACATGACAAGTGTTTGTATTAAGAAACATAACGGAGACATCAAATGGCAGATACCGAAGCTGAAGCAATAGCCGCAAACGCTGCTGCTCCGAAAAGAGTAAAAGGCGATGAAGGGGAATTTGAACAACATTCAATCCCTGACCAGATCGCCGCTGATAAATACCGCCGTTCGATTGAAGGTGTAACCAGCAACCCGAACCGTGGGATCCGCTTAAATAAAATTGTTTCTGGAGGCGCGTAATATGCCCGGCTCCAAACCAAACGTAATACTTTTTGCTCCTAATGGTCGTGAACTCCCTTCCGCCTCCGCCGCGTCCCGGTCTGTTTCCCCCCGTGGGCGCGGCGGTTCTGTCAATGCTCGTTTTGATGCAGCTCAAACCGGAGCGGACAACCGTAATCACTGGGCGGCGGCGGATGCCCTGTCACCTGATGCGGCAACTAATCCTTATGTGCGCCAGACTCTACGGAATCGTGCCAGATACGAAGCCGCGAACAACTGTCAGTTGAAAAGAATGCTAAAAGCTTTGTCCAAGGGAATTATTGGAACCGGCCCCAGACTGCAAATGCTCTCTTCAAATGACGACCTTAATCGGCTGATTGAAAAAGAATGGCATTCATGGGCTAAAGCTATCAAGCTGGCGGCAAAACTCCGGACAATGCGCGAAACCCGTGCTCGTGATGGTGAAATATTCGGCGTTATTACTTACAATCCCAAAATTAAACACGATATCAAACTTGATTTAAATTTGCTTGAAGCTGATCAGGTCACAAGCGATATTATGACTAATCTAGTTACTGAAAACGAAGTTGACGGCATTAAATTTGACCAGTACGGCAACCCGGAAAAATACCGTCTGTTAAAATTCCATCCCGGTGAACAAACTTTTTATTCTGCGATTAAAGATGCCGACTGGGTTGAAGCTCGTAACATGATTCATTATTTCATTGCTGATCGCCCCAGCCAGCATCGCGGTGTACCGGAGATAACCCCCGCGTTACCTTTGTTTGCGCAACTCCGCCGTTTTACCTTGGCGGTCTTGACTGCGGCAGAAACCGCGGCTGATCTTTCTGCTGTTATATATACCAATTCCCCTGCAGATGATACAGCAGCAGCCGGTACCCCATTTGACGAAATCGAAATTGAAAAAAACATGATGGTCACTATGCCGGACGGTTGGGATATGCACCAGTTTGATCCGACCCAGCCGACAACTACTTATGGAGATTTCAAGCACGAAATCATTAATGAAATTGCTGGAGCTCTGGAACTTCCCTACAATGTTGCAGCGGGTAATTCTTCAGGATATAACTACTCTTCCGGACGGCTCGACTTTCAAGATTATTACAAAACCATTCTCGTTGATCGCGACTTCACTGAATCAGTAGTTATCGAACCTCTTTTTGATGAATTCATGCTGGAATTTGCTTTAATTTTACGACTGAACCTGTGTAAAAATGAATTGAATCATCAATGGTTTTGGGATGGAATGGAACATGTTGACCCAAAAAAAGAAGCCGAAGCCCAGAAAATCCGGCTTGCGAGTAAAACCACTACCCGCGCCAGTGAATATGCCAAACAGGGTAAAGACTGGGAAACCGAACAAAAGCAGCTTCAACGCGAAAAAATACTCGATCTTGAATTTGAAATGGAACTTGCTTCAACCAAACAAAAACTTATGAAAAAATACAAACTTAACCCCGCGGATGTAGATCCCAAAGCAAAGGAAATAACAGCATGACAAACAACATTATTATGATTGAAGCCGGTGGAGATCAAAGCGAGATAATCGCATCTTATGGCGATAGCGTTACTGTTGAAGCTGCCCAGGGCAAAATACCAACCCTTAGTGGTCAGGTTTATTCTGGTGGTACTTTTTATCAGTTTTGGAGCCAATACCCCGTTGTTGTTGCTTTAGATGGCATGGTGATACCTGAAAACGATCCGTTACTTGTTGACCACGTAAATACTCCAACCGCTAAAATTGGCGAAGTTTCAGCGTCAACCGATGGAAAAACTTTAAGTATTACCGGTAAAATAACGTCAAAAAGCAATATTGCCAATGAGATTGTTACCCAGGCCAAAGCCGGGGGTAAATGGCAGTTGTCAATGGGCGCGATTCCAGAGGAACGGGAAATAATTCCAGATGGTCAAATCCTTAAAGCTAACGGTCAGGAATTTACCGGGCCGATTACCTATATCCCCAAAAGCACCCTCCGCGAGGTTTCAGTCGTCGCGGTTGGAGCCGATAAAGAAACCAACCTAAATATCGCCGCAAAACTCAACCCCTCAAAAGGAGAAAATCTCATGGACCCAAAACTGAAACAATTCATCATGGCAAAATGGAAGCTCGATGAAAACTCAACCGATCAGGCTGTGCTTGCACATCTGGTCAAACTCAACATTTCCGAGGATGATGTCAAGGCAATGATGCCGGCCGAACCCGCCCCGGTAAAAACTGAACCAGTCGTTCAGGCGGTTGCCGGAAATAAACAGGGTCTGAGCATTCAGGCTGTCTCTGATCAGTCCGCCGTTGCTGCGGTTACTGCTGAACGTGGCAGAGTTGCCGACGTTACTGCTATTTGTGGTAGTGACTGCCCGGATATCCAAGCCAAAGCCGTTGGTGAAGGCTGGAGCCTTGACAAAACCCGTGAAGCCGTTCTTGCGAAGATTCGCGACAACCGCCAGACCGGAAGCTTTAATATTACTACTTCTTCCTCTGTTGCCGGACAGGAAATGTTTCCTTGTCTGGAAGCCGCGGCCATGCTCGCTGGCGGGATCCCTGTGGATGCTGTTGTTGCCGTTGCCGGTGACAAGGTTGTGGAAGCAACTCAGAAGCATTTCCAAAACGGTATTGGCCTCCAGCAGATTTTTTTAGAAGCTGCCTGGGCGCAAGGTTGCCAGCATCGTTCATTCCGTGGCCATACCCGTGAAGTCCTTCAGGCCGCGTTCAGTTCCAGCAGCTTGCCGGGTATCTTGGGTAACGTTGCAAATAAATTCCTCTTGCAGGGATTCATGCA